TGAGTGTGAAGTTGCGTCTTTCTTTATAAGATATGTCATCTGCAATATCAAATATTAAAATGGAATCTTTAACTTCACTCCTACGTAATCCACGCCCGATTGACTGTAATACTCTAATCTTGGACTTACTTGGACTTGCGAGCACGATATTGTTAATGTTGCGAATATTAATACCAGTGCTGAAAGTACCATAAGAGGCAATCGTGATTGAGTGCTTCTCTCTATCAACAATTTCTCGTATGTCTTCCCTTTCTTTCGCCCCTGTTGCACCATATACAAAAAATATGGAAGTCCCATTTCCTTTCTCCTTTACCTTATCATGTAAAATTTTGCCGTGCTTATCTACCAATTGAAATAAACAAAGACTATTGCCAGTAAGGTGTACCAAGAGATTAGCAACAAAATCGTTTCTTTTGTTATTTCCTGTAATGTATGTAAGTTCTTCTGCATAGGTCATCCTTTCTCTTATTGATGGGTGTCTTAATATTATGCACTTTATTTTCAAATTAGCAAGGGTCTTCTTGTCCATCAACTCTTTAGTAGATACTACCTTTTCTACTGGACCGAATAGACCTTCTAAAACAAGTCTATGTGTCTGAGTGCCATCTAATGTTCCTGTAAGACCGAATCGGTACTTGCACTGATGTAACTTGGTCATAATACCTGTAAGTGATTTTGCTTTAAATAGATGTGCCTCATCTCCAATTACACACCCAAAATTTTCAAAATACTTTTTAGGCATCTTATAGATAGACTGCCATGTTGATATAACTACATCCTTAGTTACTTTTCTATCATATCCTTGGTAAATCTTCTGACAATACGTACCTGAACTCCATCCGTAATCCTGAAAATCAGAATACATTTGTTCAACCAAGGATGTAGTCGGCACAAGAATTAAAGTTCTATGCCCTGCCATTTGATAATAACGAACCAAAGATATATTATGAGCGACTTACCAGAAGCAGTAGGACTAACAAGCAGAGCCCTATTTCTAGACAAGGCATGTTGGACAGCCTCCAACTGATAATCTCTAATCTTGAGGGATTTGCCTTTTGATTTGGGTTTGAGCGATCTGATGAACCCTCTAACCACCTCACGAACAACATCCCGACCATCGTCTACTCCTTCTTCTAGTATATATGATATGTGATTACTATCACAAAATTTTAAGAGGTGGGGCAGTAATCCCACATATATCTCTCCAGTTGCTGGACTAAATAACCTAATCTTACCATCCCATATCCTATTACGATAGGTAGGCATAAACTTCGCCCCAGGTACTTCGAAGGTAAAAAAATCTGATAACTCCTGCTTTTCTGATGCAGAAAGGTCTGAAAGTATTAAATAAACTTCATTCTTTTTAGATATGAGCATTTTGGAAAGTTTTGGGTTCTCCGTAATAACCACGGACTAACACATTCCACGATAAACTAATTCTCTCATGGTGAGTTGCTGGAACCCAATGTTGTAACCATGAGGGAAAAATAAAACCACTGCCGTTGACGGAATTAAATTGTAACATACTAGAATTATGCCAATTGTTATTCTTTCTTCTTGGAACTAAAATACTGGCTTGAGTTCTTGGATCAAAAAATTGTATTGGTGCTGTGTTTACACCACAATATAGATAATAAACTCCCGAAAGTAAATTATTAGAATGTGTGTGAGGTGGATGGGAATCACCACTATATAAATGATTCGACCACATATTAGTAATTTCTATTTTATCATATTCATATTCAAGTTTTCGTATAATAGTATCATGCAGTAAAACAAGTTCATCTACCAAAGGTTTAAATACCTGTACTTTATGTAAATCATCATGAGTTTGATGTATCTGTCCTCTTGCTTCTCCTGTACCATATACATAATCTAACATCTTATCATGATTTAAATCCAATTTAAATTCATGAATTAACGTGGGAAAACACTTATGGGTTGTTACATTGTCCATGCCAACACACTCCATCTTGTACCATTTGTTACCCTCTTTACTTCATGAGGAAACATAAAATTGGAGGGAAAGATTAATCCTGATCCCTTTGCAGGATAATACCCCTTATCTGCTACTACAAACTCTCCACCTTTATAATCATCATTTAAAAATAGCAATATAGATGCTTGAGGATACCCATATTGTTGACCATGACTATGATGTATATTGTCTATATGACTCGACATAAACCCATCTTTAGGATATCGATTGATACGAAAATCTGTAATATGCTGAACACTAAAGAGGGGATGCTTCTCTGAATATTTTTTGATTGTGTATTCGAATGCTGCCTTGACAGCATTATAATAAAGATTACCGTCCTTTATCCACACTTCATCCATACGCACTCGTTCATCAGAAGTTTCTGTTCTTCCTTTATGACTAGAATATGTCGATGGTTTAAAATTAAAATTCCAATTAATTAGATCATCACATAATGCATAAGGAACAACCTCTTCATAATATCCAATATACTTTTCCATAATCAAATCTTTCATCTGTCCCACTAATACCATCCTAATAATAGTTTTGTTTCTTCTGGAACCAGATCCATAGAAAATGGAGGGTCAAAAGTCGTATTAACTTCCACCCATCTTACTTCTTCTACATATCCTGCTTGTCTGATATCTGCAACAATCTGATCTGCGAAGGGGCAAAAAGCACTTGTAAGAGTGTGTAGGATGGTTACTTTATGCTTCTCATGATTAAGGTCTATGTCATATATCAAACCTAAATCATATAGACTTGCTGATGGTATCTCAGGGTCATATACATTCTTTAAATTCTTTATGATAGCTTCTCTGTCGATCATATCATCCCTGCTTCAAATTTTTTCCAATCAGTTGCGTTACGAATATCCCACCCACGATTATCAATAGATTTAATAATTCCATCTATAAATCTAATGATGCTCTCATAGTAACTGATCTTCCCTTGCAGTTCTAAAATCTCATCATCGGAATTTATATACATCTGGAGATCAGTCTTCAACACCTTCAAATCAAATGGTTTTGCAACATACACCTTTGCCTCTGCTTTACCCCCATAATACTCCCATTTGGCACGATACATCCTTTGATGATCTGCCTTTCTCATTATAAGAAGTTGATCATAGTGTGATCTGTATTCCAACCATTTAGGTTTTATCTTTTGGTTTTTGAAAGATTCTTGGTCAAGTCTCTCTTGGTCTAGGATGTTAAGGTCTTCTTTTGCTTCGGTCTGTAATTGTTCGAAATTCATAATATATATTACCACAAAAAATATTGATTGTCAAGGAGTTTGAGCAGAATTGATGGAACTTCCTTTTCTTTATATTGTCCTGAGACTAGATTTTGAAAACTGTTAAAGTTATCGTTATCTGCTCTCTCGTATTTATAAAACTTCGAATTCATATATCTGATATGCAAAATCAACTGTAGAAGTCATATATTCTACATCAGTTGCAGTTTGTGTATAATCTAATGCTCCTAATACTACAGGATACATATCTCTAAAAAATACATTCAGGATTGGATTATTTTTATTAGATAGTATAGTAAGGGTTGCATCAGAAAATAAAGCATTTATTCCTGTTGGCGGTTGTACATCACCAATATCTAAAGATTCTCCTTGAGTTATAACAGGGGTATTAGAAGCATTTGCTCTAAAATCACTAAATTGTTTTCTGCTTTTAGGAAACCCTATTGCTGTCATCCATTCATGAATTGATTGATAATTCTCCAAATATTCATCAACAATAAATGTTATTGACAAATTGTCATATGTCAACTTATCCCCCATCATAGGAATATCCTTAAATGGGGTGGGAAACATTGCATCTCCCAAATTAATTCCTGGAATATTAGCACCTACAGTGAAAAATTCTACTTTGGGTAATTGATTTATACCAAATTTAAATTGTGTAGGACTTGCATAATCCAACTTTGTAGGTTGTCGATCTATTGCTTTAATTGCCATACATCTATTTATAATAAAAAAAGAGAGGTCCGTAGACCTCTCTCTAGTTTCACTTGGGCAGTTATCTTCTTACATAAGATTCGTAACTTTAACCCGACGATACCAAGCATTCGTATTGGCATCAAGTGAGGCATCGGAGTTAACCGTATCACCAGCAGCAACTGCACCAGCAGCGGCAAATGGATTTGCAGCAAGACCATAACGTGTCTTAAACCCGATTTTTGGTTGAAAGGAATTCTCACCAACCGCACGAACCATCTGTAGAGGAACGTATGGGCAGTAAAAGAACCCTGCATCATAAGGTGATGTACCTTTATATCCAATAACATAGTACTGTGAAGCAGCTACGTTAGCAGAATACGGATCAACGTAAACCTTGAAACGACCATTCATCGTACCAGCAAAGGTAGTAGAAGTGTCATCAACATTTAGGCTGTTGTTAAGAGCAGGAGTGTAATCAAGAACACCAGCCATCTGAAGAGCGGACGCAACGTCTGCTGAACAAATGATCATGTTCCCTTTACCCCTACGAGTCTGTTGACCGATAGCATTGGCATCACGTTCTATGGCGAACATAAGACCCTTGAACTTCTCAACTGACCAACGACCATTTGAGTCGGTGTCCAAATCGAAAATACCAGCAGTTGTCGTATTCACTTGAGCACCAGCAACGGCGGTGATATAAAGTGAACGAACTACTTCACGATTGATCTCGGCAAGAATTTCAGAACTAAGAATATTAGCAAGTTCTGTTTCTGCGTCTAGACCGTGAATTGCTTTCAAGTCCTGTGCAAGTTCCATTGTATACTCTGCTTTGAGAGCACGTGAAACGGCAGTTACAGTCGATTTCTCTATGCTGAATGCCATCTCTGCGAAAGCATTGGTTCCACTGTCACCTAATGCTTCGGCTTGAGCTAAAGTCATACCAGTAGCACTTACATAAGTACCAGCAGAAGGACTGTCGTTCAAAACCGCAGGGTTGGTTTCAGTCGCACCAACATCTCCACCACCAATCGTGCCAGCGGCATTCTGGTTAGAGATATCAGGAAATGACTCGTCCATGAGAGCCTCGGCACCGTCCTGCGAAATGAATGAAGAACGCATCGCAAAGATAAGACCAGTAGGCCCTGTCATTGGTTGCACACCGCATACATCATACGCAATCAGGTTAGGCATCGCACGACGAACCAAAGAAATCAAAATGGGATCCCAGGTGTCCAT